AGTCTTCGTGCAGCAAAAAATTAATCTGTACTACTGCCAGGTCGATGACGATGACGATCACTTCCCATTAGCTATCGCTCGATTCACCGCTTATGACGAAGACCACAAACCTCTATCTGTAGAGCAAGTGACTTACGAAAGTGACCCTAATTACTTTCAAGCTCAGGTCTCTGCTGCTCTTTCGTGCGGGGTTGACGTAAGTGTTATTACCGCTTCACCAATGGAAGATTTTGCCTGGATCAAACAACTATCGCAACAAGCTTGAAACTTAAAATCTTTCGCAATGATGGCACATGGATTGTGCTAACAGAGAATAATGAGATAACGTTCCACCAAACGCTTGCTGGAGCGATGGCTGATGCCTCTACCAAAATCAGGGCGTCAGCTTATGTTGGATCGTCTGTATGCAGCAGTTCGTTCAGCGACAACTGCTGATATACAAAGGGCTGCAATGCTCCTTGAAGGAGCTAAAAAGATTAGAGCTGGGTCAAGCCGTCAGAGGTCTTCCGCTCGATCAGCACAAGCAAATTCATGGAAGAAAAAAGTTGACAATTCAATATCATGGTAATGTCAATCTATTGTTCCACTCGGTAATGGCCAATAGGCACGGAGATCGTATTCGCTTCAGTGTACTGTTGGCGGAAGAGTACGCTCACCTATTGATTGAAGACGCAAATTTGCAGGGCCAGAAGCCGTCATCCCTCATAAGAGACCTTGTCTATCAATACATACAATCACAGCATTACAACGCTACGCTTGCTTCCACAGCTGAAACTATTATTTCTGATATTCAAAAACTAGAAACTCACTGATTCAAACTGTGAAATGCGTTTCACAGCTTGCCTAAGCAACTTGCCCTGATGCCACTGTTGACGCGCCATAGCAACACAAAGCTGTGACAACACATCTATGTTCTCGCAGTCCTCAATCTCTCTGATACTGCGTTCGAGCGTCAACTCCTCTTCAAGGCTTTGCTCAACGACCATCCATTCCATTGATGGATCGTAAGGCTCGTTTTTCGGAGGCATAAGGCTCCTCACTCTTAAATCGTATGTAATCACCTATAGCGGGAAATAACCAGTCCTGCACTGGCAAGCAAGCCTGCCAATTCACAGGTTGAACGCAGTTCATCACAACTGTCGTCCAGAACGCACTGATATATCCCCAGTTCATCGATCCACAAATACAGCCCAGCCGCTTGCTTCTCCTTCGATAGACCAACGCTGGTAAAAAGCGGGACGCGACATCCTGATCAACTCACCTGACTTTGTGGTGTCATGGCCGCCATGATCCATATCTGGCTTACCCATGGGATCCATGGCAATGAACTCATCCTTGTCATAGCCAATGATTACGCTCCAATGACCACAGCCTTCGCTATCACACACTGCTGGTTTGCCTTTAGTTAGATCACCCTTATGCAACCAGCCAACCATGATTGGCCTGCCAGCATCAATCTCAATCTCAATATCCTCAACCCTGGCATCCCTGCGAAACTGAGCGTCCAGCCCAAGTGATCTCAACGCAGAAATTTGTGCATGGACTTCAGTCGTATCACCAAACTTTCGGCGTACTTGCCGGTAAGCGTCTTGGCTTTTTACACCATGATGGAACGCCACAACCATTGCAGCCGCAGAGTCAAAACACTCCCGATAGCCGTAGCCGGTAGGACTATCTAGCTGGTTGTAATACGGGACTCCATAAACCTCTTGGTGAATGCCGCTGGTTTTCCACATCTCAAACCATTCAGCATCATCATTGAGCAAGTCCTGATCGATGGCACGTTCTAGCTCTGCAATAGCAGCCAGTTGGTGAGGATCGTCTTTTTTAAAAAACTGAAAAAACGGAAGGAGTGACAATAAACCCACGATTACAACCCAAGCCCACATTTACTTCTCAACCCGGCCTCCAGGAAAAAGTAGATCTTGCACATACTTGCAGGCCACATCGTCCAACTGATTGTCTGTTTGCTCGCTAATCTTGATCAAGCAGTCGAGTAGCAGCTGTTTTACGGCTTTTGATTTGATGAAGCCAAATAAAATTGGCTTTAGCAGTAACACCATGAAATTACTGTAAGTGCCGAAATTCTAAGTCCGATTGGCATGGCCTTCCAGTCGTGCAACATTTTGCTCTAGGTCTGAAATTCGAGCAAATAGCTCCTGATCTCTTACGCGCAAATCAGCGTGAAGAACATCCATGCGGCTCGCTAGGTTGTCTACAGCCGAGGTCAGACGCACCAACGAATCCCTCCCATGCTGTGTTTCACGGTTGGCACCTTTAATACCAGAAGCTGCCACGCCTATTGACGCACCAGCCACAGCAGCCCAGATTTCTACCACCATTCGACCAATAGCGTTAATTCATCATGGCAGAAGAACAGGCAAAGCAAGAGCAAGAACAAGACAACTCACGTTTAGGTGATGTCATTAAGGTTGTGTTGCTCGGTTGGGCAATGGCAATCCTGACCGCAAACTACCTTGGTGTTTTCAAGCAATCGCTTGATCCCACCTATCCAGCGTCAATATTGAGTGGTACGGCAGCGTCCTTTGGCTTAGCCGTTGGAGGCAACAAGAAGCTAAAAAAAGAAGAGCCTACAATTAAGGAACAAACCCCTACGTCCAAACCCAAATGAGACGTTTTCTCTTTGTATCGTGCCTAACGTTTTTTGCGATAAGTCCTGCCTCGGCGGACATCACACACGCTATTAAGTCCTCTATCTCTCTAACTGTTGATGGAGCAGGATCAATCTCGACGCGCGTACCGTCTTCAGTGGCAGTATCTGGTTCTAACGTCACTTTGGGTACTGCTCCTACTTTGGGGGCACTTACTTCCGGCACCGCTGTTGGGTACACTCCTGGTGCTTACAGTATTACTACTGCTGGTGACAGCTTTTCGTATACAGAGTCGTACATAGAAGGTGATGACGTTCCAACCATACTCTCCACAACTGTTACTGCTGGCGTAGTACCAGCCATGCCTATCTTTGGCAGTAACACCACAACTTCTGGCGGTGTAGCAGGCACTCTGGCGGGGACAATTGCGACTGATGGTGCAATTTCAATAACAGCAGGCGGAGCAGGTACTACAGCGGTTGGACAAGTCATTCAGGAGCTAACTATTAGATGAAAATATTGTTGCTATTGTTTCTTACAGCTCCAGCCGCAGCAATTCCTGTAGTTCCAAATTTTCAGCAAGGAGTTTTGTCTTCAACGACAAGAACAACGTCAAAAGTTGTTGAAGTTATCAACTCTTATGACTATCGAACAGGCTACGAATACACCGTAACCGGAACAAATATTTCCCCCGTTGGCGGTGCTATTGCTCCCGCTAGCCTGACTTCAACAACAAACACGCTTAATGGCGTTTCTAGTCGTTGGACTGGCCTTGACCCTGCTGACAAACCTGTTTGGAACGTCGTCAAGCAAAATAAAGCATTCCAATTCACTGAAACGCTCCAAGGGCCAGGACTCACAAATCACACATTGATAAACAGAGAAACAGACATTGAATCTTTAACCGAAACGACCAGCACTTTTAGCCAATGAAGCGAGTTATTGCAACGCTTTTACTGCTAACCGCTCCAGCACAAGCACAGGTCAGTAGTACGGCAGCTCCGGTTGCAAATAGCAGCGGGTCAGTTACTAATCAGGCCGTGATGGTGACTCCTAGCAAAAATTTTAGCTCTGTAATTAACGGCGTTAGTTGTCAAGGTGCAACTCTAACAATTAACCCTTTCCTTAGTTCAACCACTGGCTGGTCTGATCCGTATGAAAGGTATTACAACGAACCTGTATATGACACGCTTGATCTTGTTGGTGCGTTTGATCCTGAAGGCAATTCCATCCCAGATGGCAGACCTGACAACCCAGGAAACATTTTGTTCCACAAACCAGTCAGGACAGGCCAGAAAACTAACTTTTCAGTCAATGGCGGCATCACTGCACAGATCTCAATCCCGTTAGACCGCAGTCATATCCGCACTTGTAGAGCTGCAGCTGAAAGACAAGTCGCAATCTTAGACGCAACTCTTGCGGATAAAAGATTAAATTACGAGATCGCAAGATTAAAAAATTGCTCGGCTCTTATGAAAGAAGGCGTTATATTTCACCCCGATAGTCCATATGCATCAATCTGTGCTGATGTTGTACTAACCAATCCGCCAGGCGTGTTGCCGCGCCACATCCATTCAATACCTACTTCTTTAAAGACCGTTGAAAACGCCGACGCTGCCAAGCAGACTCAACAACAGTCGTCTTCCCCAGCTTCTCCTTAATCTTCTTGATTGTCTTTTTAACAAGAGGCTTAATCGTTTTTAGCAGTACATCGCCTAAAGGCTTGGCTATGACTGCCGCTGTTGTCGCGACAACCGCCACTGTCGCAGTAGTGACGACAACCGGCGAACCAGGTAAATGGTTGCCGAGAATCGCTGGTATGTCCAACGACTTGAACTGGGTTTTGCATTCTCCATCGACTCGCTTGTAACCAGTGATAACAGCAGTCTGAAGCTTATTTTTTGCACCAATAGGTATTGCGTCTGGTGGCGGACATGGCAGTTCCGTGTCTAAATTTGGAATGTCAAGCGATTGAGAAACGCTTGGTGAAGGGGGCTTGGCCGGTTGTTTGTCAGCCGGTTTTTTCTTGGGATCAAGTGCTGGAGTTTTAGCTGCTCCATACGTCAACGTGCCGGGCGTAAAATCCAACGCTTCGTATGACGGCATGGTGCCATCACATACAACAAAGTTGCCCTTTGGGTCATTGTCGTAGGCGCTATGGTTGCCAGGCTGTATGTTTCTGGTCTTAACGCAGCCAGGAATATCAGCTATTGGGAAACCAAAGCCCGGTATTGCTGTAATAGGTGGCGTAGACGGAATGCTTTGCGGTGAAATACTTCTCCAAGTCGGTATTTCTGGAACGCCAATACGCTCCACACCGATCTCAGGTATTTCCGGCACCTAATTAGAACGGCAATTTAGGCGTTTCAATTGCTGGCCCTGTAGCTGATGGCAATTTAGGCATTACGTCGTCAACTGCTGGAATCATGTCAGCCACAACCTTGGTCAACTCAAGCTTTAGCTCACTCATGTAATACTTTGTCAGCGATGGAATGCGCGTGTAAAGCATTAATGATCCAACGACCATCGCTCCAGACATCACAAAGGCTGTAGCGCCAAGCAGATTAAAAACTTTTTGCATAATAAAAAGCCCCAATTAAGGGGCCACCAGTCTGTGTGAAGGACTTGAGAAAAGACTAGCTCAGAAGTTGTACTTGACGCCAACTTTTGTACCAACAGAAGGATCCTCATCTGCAGTGATGAAGCTCAGTTCGCCATAAACGCCAAACTGTTCTGTTGCTTGAACGCTGCCGCCAATCTTGCCGGACAGCTCAAACTCACCTTCTTCGCCTTGGGGCGAAACAAACGCTGGACCACCCTGCAGGTAGTAGTTGTAGACGCCTTCGCCACCGTCAAAACCAACGTGAATATCAGTCGTTGCACCTTGATAGTCGCCGCCTGAATAACCAGCGTTATTCTCCACGTTCACATAAGGGCCTGCCAAGGCAGCTGAACCAGCGAGAACACCAGAAACAGCGACTGCGAATGCTTTGATCATTTGTAGAAGGGGTTGAGTTTTCTTGAACCAGATTAGCTGGCTTAGTCAATGGACAGTTAGAAATCTGCTCCTTAATTTTCATCCGTTCCAGGGAACGTGGAGAAGTGTTTTTTATGCAATCCGGTAAAGAGACCGCATTTGGGGTGGTCAGGGCTGTCCCTGCCTTCCAACATAAAAAGCATCTCCATCCATTCCACTCGATTGGAATTTGCTTGAATGTCAGTTGCCCCGTAAGTAGCGCAGATCATTGGGTCAGGTCGTTGCATCAGGAAGGCTTGGTTGGCCAAGTCATCGTATGTGGGAATCCATCCGCTGACGGCAAATCGCGTAACGCTTGCCTGTAAGTTTTCATTGCAGCTGGAATGTTTGTTCCAGTTTCTTTTGCCATAACAACGACCCAGTCAGTTTCAGCAATTAACCTGTCGCGCTGTGAGCGGACAGATGCAGCAGCTTCAGCATCGATACGTGCTTTATAAGCAGCTTCATTGTCTGCTGCTGTTGTGACATTGCCGTCATCGTCAGTCGTGTCAGTAAAGACAGGGCCAGCGATAAATTTGGTGAACCACTTGCCGTCAACTTCTTCAACACCATCACGAGTGCTGACGCCGTAAGGAGCAGTGACGGTAGCCGCCGCTCCATTCAGAACAGCGTCATAGCCAAAGGCGTCCAACACTTGCGTGTTGATTTGTTTGGGGAAGCTGGTGTTGGGGTGTTCAGACTTGAATTGGCTGACAGTAGTGACAGCGCCTGTGGAGCGGTTGCGGATTTCCATGATTAAGCGATTGCAAGGAATAAGTAGGTGCCGCCACTTGCATTAACAGTGGCAGGAGCTGATGCAGCAACTGTAAACCCGGTGCTAAGTGGGTCAATGTAATCGGTGCCTGTTACTTGAGCATTAGTAGTATTCAGCTCTATAGCTGGATCGTTACCAGAGACAATGCCACGTAGTGAGTCAAATAGCATCCACCTACCGCTACCGGCCGAATCTGTACGTTTAATCAGTACAAACCTTGCACCATTGGTAAAACCGCAGTCAACGTTAATTGCATTACCAGTTCCAGAGTAACTGCCTACTTTACTGATGCCGGGCAGGGTTGCGAATAGGTAGGCGATGTAAGTATCTCCGCTGCCGTTTACAGAAACATCGTTGCCTACAGTAAATACCGAGTTTGTAGGAGATGTATTATTCCAAATAGTCGTATTGGTGTAAGTGGAGGCAGATGTATTTAACTTGGTGTATTTATTGGCTCCCAAAGTCGCGCTATAAGTTGCCCAGTCTTCAGAGCCGCTGCGACGTTTTACGATGTAAAATTCCGGCGCAACTTCAAGATTGTGATTTATATTTTGATTAGATGAATTTCCACTGTAAGCAACTACATCCATGAAACCTGGGGCACGTTTGAACATCCAAGCGATGCTTGTATTAGTAAAATCTTTTTCAAAACCTGACATAAAGTCCCATAAAGTATCGTGACTACTAGCTTCAGCAGCAGCCGATGGGGTATATAACTGCTTAGACCCTTGCAATCTTGTAAGCCCTCGTGGATCATTACCTCCACCTTCGTAGTTTCCTAGTCTAAACGCGAAATCAACAGGAAATCCACTGGTGAAACATGGTTGAGTACCAGAACCATTACCTAAAGCTACTGCAAACACATCCGTTGCAGTTTCCGGCGGCTTATTAGGACGGCGGATTGCCATAAAGATAGTTGTATCTCCCGCTACATTATGGTCACTTTGTTGTAAAAGACGAAATCCTCTGGGTTCGAATAAAACATTACTGGTTATAGCTGAACTTTCGCTACCCGCATTGTTAGGAAAAAGTGCCTTATCTCTCATTGCATCAAAAAGCATCCAATTTCTATTACTCGAACTACTGTTTTTAAAAAGTATCCACGACGGCTCAAATCCAATATCAACACTAAATGGTGAAGCAGACCCTACAAATGATCCACAATGAATAATACTTTCATCCTCATCCGTACCGAACTGTGCGTCGTCATGAGCAAAGATGTAGGCGACGTAGGTACCACCTGTGGTATTTAATCCGAAGTAATCTCTAATACCAATATGTGTACTTGTCATTGAACCCCACATATTGACACCGGGGTTAGCCTGTGTCTCAGCTGAATTTTGGTTGAGGCTTACCCACTTAGTTAGAGGACTCGCTAGGGATCGATGATAGGTAAACCAATTACCAGTTGCATTAGTTCGCTTTACTATTACCATCCCAGGTTCTGACCCAAGTGAATGGGAGATGGCAACATCACTATCGCCATTTCCGCTCCATGTAACTACATCAAAAAAACCCTTCTGTGCTTTAAAATTCCAAGAAGTATACTTTTTAGTATTACCATTGACTTGAGCGTTGCCACCTTGAATACTATAACTACTTGTACCTACTGCATTTATCCCTGTCGTTTCTCCTGTTTGCTTTCCATAAGTCCTGTCAGATGCAAAACTATCGAAACAAACCCCAGTTTTTTGGGTTGAATCGGACATAAAATGACTGTCAGAACCATCTCTAAGTTTAATCCAAGAAAGCCAAGAACCTTCTGTAAAATCTAAACCTGACGGAACAGTATTAGAGGAAGCATTTCCTGTATAGACGGCCGTACTAAAAACATCATCAACGTAAACCTTGTCTCCACCTGCTGAGCCGGACGCTCCAGCAAGAATACTGCTGCTAATAACGCTCATGAGTAAGCCAAAGTAACAACAGAATGAATTGAACTAGCAGATCGAACGATGTAATCCAACCGATCCACCGATCCAGCAGCAGTGCTTAATGTTGGCGGCGTTCCACCAGCCCAGTCAAAGTAGCTGCCCCATGTAATAACTCGTGATCCAGTGCCGTCCTGTACCAAAAAGATTGACCCAGACTGGCCAGGAGTGCAATTCGTTGGATTAGCAAAGTCCATGGTGTGAGCTAGCGTCAATGTGAAATTATTACTTGCTGCAAAATCCGGAGTTACTGTCGTTGCACTTGTCAGCGTTGTAATCTCACCGCGCTGGCTAGCGGTAAATGTCTGTGCTACGTCAGTCTTGGCAGTATCGGCATCAAACCCCTGAACAGTGCTGCCGATAGCAGTTGAATCCAGAACGTTGTCGACTGTGACCGTCTTAGTGCTGGTCGTTATTGAATCGACCTTTACCGTTCCAAACGCCATCGCTAGGCCAGCCGTAGGGCAATTGCCCCAACTTTAACTGACCAGCTCCGATTGAGCACGCTCATTGGGGTCTTAACTCTGGTAGCTCGGTTTTGACCCATGAAGTTGTTGACTCGTCCCATGAGTAAGTATTGTCATCATCTGGGCAAGGCGTGGGTGCCTCCCATCGGCAAGTAGCTTCGTTCAAAACCCAACTTGCATAAGGCTTTGGTGCGATGAACGCATCACGCGCTAAATCGTATGTGTAACCAACTCCGGCAAAGTTTTTGCGTATATTGCCGTTATAAGAAGTTTGCATCCATGTGCCATCCGCACCAAACAACGAGTGACAAAATGCAACACCTAGGGCTTCTTGTTCATTTCCCTCACTGTTTGTCAAATCAGCATTGCCCACGACAATAACTTGTTGAACAATAGTGTTTTTAATTAATGCAAAATGTGCCATTAGAAAATAATACTCCCAGAGCTAGTAAAATCGTAATGTCTATATCCACCTGAAACTGTAACTGTTACGCTTCCGGTTGTTGCTGTTGCTGCGGGAGATGAGTCGGGATAACGAAGAATAACTCGGCCTGAACCTCCGTTTTTTGGATATTCTCGTATGCCTCCACCGCCACCACCTGTATTGGCCGTGCCATTTGCCTGCATACCACCACCACCAGAACCACCACCACCGGAACTAAAATGTCCACCACCTCCACCACCGCCACCAACGGTTAACCCGGTCGGATGCAAAGGTAATGTTACGCCATCTCCACCATAGCCTCCGTACCAGTCACTGTATCCAGCCTGGCCATTGGCACCAGCGCCTGCTCCACCGCCGCCGCCATGGCTGGTATTTCCGCCACCATTATAGTCAGTATTGTATCCACCATTACCACTACTACTGCTGGTGCCATGTCCTCCGCCAGGAGCATTTACAATACCTACGATTGAGCTTGTTCCTCCGTCATTTTCTCCGATACCTCCTGCGCCAATTGTCACGGTATATGTAGTTCCACCTGTTGGAGCAAAAGTACCTTGTACCAGAGAAGAGCCCGCACCACCTCCAATAGCTCTATAACTAGTGCTATCAGCTGATCCGCCCCCACCTCCTAAAAGGTTGTAACTGACGGAACTAGGTGCATTGAAGTTTGGCCATTCACCAGCAACAGTATTACGCAGGAAAACTTCATTCGTTGACCATATTCCTGAACCAGAAGTAGACGTTGAAGGATTTAGTTTTCCAATAATTCCACCTTCTCCCATCACGTAATCTCCAATGCACTAACTGTAATCTCAAAATCGTTTGCAGCAGATGCAGTTGCCCGCAACTTTTGCGATTGCTTCATGACTACTTTATTTGGAATAATCTCGATAGACGCATCTGCTGGGACAGCAATTGTGCTAGCCAAAGTGCTTAAAACAGCGTCACTGCTATCTGTTAACGCAATTGTAATTTCAGCAGCGCTACTGCCATCCACGTTAGCAACCAAACAACTCAGCACAATGGCTCGATCTGTTGCCGCACCAGTTGGCGCTTGGTATAGATCTGTCGCATTTGTCGTCGTTAGCTTGACGGATGCGTTATTAAAAGTTTCAGCCATGAGGTCAGCCTAACGCAATAGCAAGTCCAAGGCTCACCCCAGCAGGTGGAACCGTTATCGTCGTAAATGACAAACCACCTGATCCGTTGGTTGTCAAGACTTGGCCATCCGTTCCGTTTCCGTCTGGCAACGTCAACGTATTATCCGCTGCTGAAGCAGGTGCAGCAAGCTCTACATAGCCTGTAGTCTGCCCTTTCAGTCGAAGTGCCATCAGACAACAACCCAAAAACTATTTGCAGGCACTGTAATGGTTGCCGCTGCATTAATACTAAGCGGACCAGCAGAAATCACATTCTTTCCAGTAGCGATCGTATAAGTCGTTGTAATGGTGTTGTCATGCTCTAAAGCCCATTCATCTGATCCACCGCCCGTTGCTCCAGCCGCAGCAGCCGCCCAAGTGATTGCGCCTGACGCTCCACCACTTGTTAAGACTTGGCCGCTTGTGCCGTAATTCGCGCCAGCAATCCCAATTTGACCTGCCGGGCCAACACGAAGCCGTTCAACGTTTTCGGTCGTAACTTTAAAATGCCCGTCAGAGCCCGTATCAACGACTTCAGCCTCTGTATCACCTTCAACAATCTTGTCAGTGTCTGCAGCAGTTCCGTTTGAAGCTGCTGTGATTCGGCCTTTAGCGTCAACAGTAATGCTGCTTAATGTGTAGCTCCCGGCAGTAACAGCAGTGTCTGCCAAGCCCGTCGTAACGAGGTTGGCAACCGTAGCCTTCTTTGTTTGATCGTTGAGCGTGTCAACAATCGGCACAACGTCTGTAGTCGAAACGACTAGCAGCTCAGTTAGGTCGGAAAGTCTAGTGTTTGGCATAACCCCTTAACTTTTTCCAATATTACTGGTATTAGGACCAAGTTGAAATCGCAACCCGTTTCCAGGTGTTAGTTGCAGTGCAGACGTAAACATAATCTGCGTCCCAAGCAATTTCCCCAGTCGTACCAGCAGCGGTTGCAGAAGCAGGCGTATGAGTCGGCAAAATTGGACGACTACCTAACGTCACATTTGCTGCCGTAATTGCTGCCATGCTGGTCAACGTTCCAGCCGCCTCAACCTTTAAGTCAATCTTGCCGTCCTCTTCCGTGTCAGAAGCGTCAACAATTGAAACTTCTATTGATCCAAAAACAATTTGCTCAGGAGTAGAAGCGTCATTGTTCCCTTTGACAATTAAAGAGCTAAGAACATCGTTATCCTGACCCGCAACTGCATCACCACGACTGTGATACAAAGTTATATCAGCGGCGCTTACGGAAACAGCTTCAGTAGATTCAATAAACAGACCAGTGTTTGCGACTGACTCCGAGATGTGGAGCGGATGTTGAGGGTTAGCCTCATTAATTCCGACTTTGTCGCTTTTTATCGTAATGCGTGCTGCAGTAGCGCCAGCCGCTGCAGTCATTAAATGCAGCAAGCCATCTTCACTGGCATCAGTAGTATCTGCAATTTGAGCTAAAACTTGGGCATAGGCAAAGCCTTCGCTATTGCTGTTTTGTCCTCGAAACTCAAGATTTCCAATGTTGTCGCTAACAGCAGGTGATGCTGAATTGCGATACAACACAACGTCTGGCGCAGTATCAAGACCCGTATCAGTATTCTCAATAATAACTTGATCTGACGTAACTGAGCTGAATAGGTGCAACTGAGCAGCAGCCGTTCCAGTGCCTAATTGAAACCCAGCGGTTGTAAATTTGCCAATAAAACTGCTATTTGCGGTAACGGCAATTTCGTTAGCAGCAGAACGATAAAAACCCGAAACACTGCCATCAGACAAAAAGCTAATCGCAGGCGCAGCTGTTGTCCCATCAGGGACAGTCTTATGCAACGTGCTAAATAGCAATTTTTTATTTTTGTCGGCATTAGCAGCTTCGCTGCTATCTACAACAACAAATTCATCTGTTGCGTTTGGAGCTAGTAGCTGAGCAAGTTGAGAGATTTTCCGATCAGCCATTAGTTTGCCTCCAGGGTTGCAACACGATTGGTCAGAGAAGCAATTTCGGCAAAAGCTTCTTGCAATGCTGCTGTAAGCAGCGGTACTAATTTAGATTGGTCAATAGCTTGATAAACGGCGTTACCGTCTGAATCAATTTCGTCTTTCGTTCCTGTCACAGATTCCGGAACAGCAGCTTGTGCTTCATGAGCAAGAAACCCATCAACTAATACGTCTGTTTTGCCTATAAAATTAAATCGCTTAGGGAGTAACTGCTGCAAGCGAGATTTTGCGCCAGTTAAATTAACGACGTTTTCTTTTAATCTGTAATCAGATCCTGTGTTGTACGAAACGGCGCTAGTAGTCATATTAATGTGACCTACCGGCGTGGCTCCATCGCGAGCAAAGCTAATCATTTGACCATCATTGCCAGTACGATTCATCCTTATCCCTGGCCCTTCATGCGTACACATTTGCATCCTGCCAAGCTCAGCAATCATTATGCCTTGATGTGTTAAACCTTCCGAAGAAGTAACAACTTCTGGCTTCTTGGGGGCAGCTAAAGACGCTGCGTTTCCAATAAATAAAGCCCTGTTTTTGGTGGTTCCAGAAGGCGCAACGTTATAACCAATCTTTAAATAAGTATGGTTCTCCATAGACAATGCAATTTCATTGTCCGCAGCGTTGGTAGGCGCATAAAAGCCGGACGTCGTATTGGTGCCAAAACGAACACTAGGCAAGGCTTGCGTACCAGCAGGGAATGCTATAGCCCCTTCTGTCGTATTAAAATCAATAACATTTACCCAGCCATTGTCGGCGTCATTTCTAATTTTTAAAATTTTTGCGCTTTCGTCATACCACCACATGTGGCCAACAATCGTACTGGGTTGAGTTGCCCCGCTGTGATTGCTAAAAACTGCCGCAAGCTGACCATTGATGTCAGTCCTTACAGCAGCACCACTAGCATTTGCTACAACCCCATCTGCTTGAGCCATAATTGCGCTTTAAGACTGTTGTGTTCCATATCCTATTGCACTGTACTGAAAAGATCTGTCAATGACAGAACTGCCGTTTTTAAACGTGATCGTAAACCCAGTTCCGGTAGGCTCTGACATCACGTAATAATCCCCGTCGTTCATGTTGAAAGCCGTAATTCCAACAGTCACCTTGGTGTTGCCATCGGTATAGAACGCATTGACAAAAGTCACAGCTTTCCCAGAACTGTCTGTACCAGAGCTGATTGTGGTGCTGTTTTCGCTGCGTCGTTCAAATTGCAGCGTTACCCCTAGCTCATCAACAATCGGCGTCTGGTCAGCGTGGTTAGTTGAAAGCTCAGCTTTAAATTGAAACGATCGTCCCACAAACACATTATTCTCAAGAGCGATCCAATCATCAAAAACAAGATCTGAATTTTGCTGCAGATGCGAATAAACACCGGCATTTGTGCTTAATTGTCCTCCCATTCCTGAATGAGCAGAACAGTAATAATAAAGAGTTGGGGCTCCAGCAGCTAAAATTATTTGTGTATAAGCTCCTGAAGTTCCTGGCGTTCCAACCGTTGTTACGCCTGTAGTGTATTCAGAGCCTCCGCCGTGTGTTCCGTCGCTGGTTTCGCTTATTCTTAGTGGATGCCCAGAATTGCTTGCATTGCTTGCGTCAGACTGATCAAATATGTAAGTGTTGCCTTCTGTTAAGGCTAACGTTTCGTTGTCGGTGCTAGAGCCGTTAATTCTATATTTATTCCCACCAGAACTGACAACAGTTACAGCAAAGGTGACACTGTCTCCTTCAAGTTCAATTTTACTGCTATTGGCATCGGTGTGGTCTTCAAAAACAATATCAGAATCGGTTGCACCAAGGTCTGATTTTCTAAAATACACTTGAACTTTTGTGTCGTCAGGAAGGTCTCCGTCAAAGTCGGCCCATGTGTCAATGTTTACTGTACGACTGTCAATAAGGTTGCTTAGATAAAGCCCGCGAGTTGTCAACACGCGTTGCATTTGCACGCTAAACTTTGCGCCAAGATCAATAACGTTGTTGAAGAAATACGTGCCGCTAGTAAATTGCGTTCCAAATTGCGAATCAATATTTTCTGTAAACGCGTCTAGGTCAGGAATATTGTCGAAAGACGCATCTCCATCTAGTATCAAGCCGTCATATACGTCATTGTATGCAACGCGAAATTTGTCTCCGTTAAATTCGCCAGGCGACGAGTCTTCTCTTACAACTTCATAATTAAACCTGGGAATTTCGTCAGGCAAGTTAATTAAAGCCTTGCCTGCATTCTTGCTGCGCAACCCTTGGTTGTCTTCAAACTTGATTTGATATTCTCCGTTAAGACGAGGAACAAAGGCGGAACTAGCTCTTGCTTCTGTTTCTTTTAGAAAATTAGTATTTGGCCAAGGTCTATCTGCTTGCGATGCGTGCCTAATTACAGCTGTAAAATTTTCACGATTTAGACCGCTAGCTGTAGCCAGCCAGCGCAAGGAAGCCAACCCTGTTCCAATTGCTTCAATTGATACGCCTGTTGGATCAGGAGGCAACAGCACATTGGCGGTGCCAGACGCGTCATCGCTTGTTTCACCAACGGGGATCTCACGCTCAACTTTCGTAACTTTAGATTTTTCACGATCTGGCTTAGGCCCTCTAGCTGTAATCTGCGCATACAGAATTTTTCCAGGCTTTAAATTTGTGTTTACGTCGATAGACGTGTTAGTGGTAAAAACAACAGTCCAATTGCCGCCTTTGCCTACTTTCCATTTAATCTTGAAATCTTCGACCGACCTTGTTAACCCTCTGCTCCAGGAAATAATAGCTCGATTTGTTGTATTTCGGCCGTCGTCAATTTGATTAAACCTAATTTTTGCATCTTGAACTTTTTCTGGCTTTTGTCCGTAGATAAAGGGTGGTGGTAACACTAAGCTCGCGTCTTTTTCCTCGATTACACGGTATATATCGTCAACATGACGCACGCCTGTGACGGTATAAACGCCAGCTTCACCCTCCCCTACGGAAAGACATCGATACTTTCTTATAACTGCAGCGTCACTTGTAATTGAATAAACAGCGTCATCAGGCGGCGCTTGCGTAAACCTGGAGCTAAGTGTAATTTCCGTGCCAGAAAAATTATCAATAGCTTGCGTCTCTACTGTTCCGTCTTTCATGACAACGCTGAGTTTACTGTTAGGACCAGGCGGCAACACTACGTCTTGATCTATCCGAACTTTTATTCGCGTAGCCCCAACAATACGACCAGCTAAACGGATCCCTAGGCGCATCTCGTCTGACACTTCAAAGACTTGACCCGGCAGTACGTTTAAACCTTCAAGGCCAACTGAAAATGTAACCGTATCATTGTGAATCTTTTCGGACAGCATTATCCAACGCCCCAACCGCTGGGCTTGATGCTTTGAAGTGCAGCCAAACGCAACAACACTTTTTTCTTGTATGCCATACTTATCAATTAGATTTCTGTCTTCAATGATGATAAAATTAGGCTTGTAAAAGTTATCAGGGTCGTTGTATCGAATGCGTACCCTAGTGCTTCTAGTTTTCAAAGAAGAGCCGCTATAAGAAAAGCTGCCGTTAACAACATTTGAATTACTAAAAACATGAATTGCCGCCAATGGGTCTGCGGTCGCTCCGCCTAAATTTCCGTGGTCAGCAGCGATTTGTACGTTGTCTGCCTTCCAAAAAAGCATTCCACGAAAAATACTTGCCATATCCTGCAGGACGCTGTAAGCGTCAGCCTGCGATCCAAGCACAGTATTGATTGCAAACCTTGGCTCTAGCCCGTCTGGTGTGTCAACCAGCTCATTGCAATACTTAGAGATCTCAATTAAATCAACCCAGTTAAGATTTTTTTCGTCAATAAAATCACCTGCGCCGTAACGAGTGTTGGTCAGCAAGTCGTAGAAACAACAAACAGGGCAAGTAGTCCATTCCCTGTTTCTTCTCAAACTTCCGTCGAAAGGAATATTATCATTGTCATAAATAAGACGGCCATTTGTTGGGTCAGTACACGCATTAGATGGAATTTTAACTTTTAAACCCTTTACGTCATACGCCCTTGCAGGCAAAGTATTAAATTCTTCCGAATCGATGCTTAAATAAGCAAGAGCTGTAAAAGGGTAGTTTGTTTTTAAATATTTGCCAACAATAATGCTATTCCAAATAATAACATCAGCTCGGCTACTAGCTAAAGGCGTTTTTTGAGGCAATTCTTCAAGGTCTGTTAATTTTATCTCAAAAGCATCTTCAGGGGTTGCAAATTCCAGCTTGCGAACTCGAATCCTGTAAGGTGCTTTTCTGAGCCCTTTAGCGTTAACAAGCTCAAAAGGCTCAGTAATAAATTGATATTGCGACGTCGATATTCCTTTTATTATGTTTTTATCTTTTTGCCCTTCTGCCCTAAAGTTTTTCTTTGCAAAGCTTCCGCCATCTTCTGCGATTTTAATTTCTAATTTAATTTGGGCATTGAATAGCTGCCCTCGCGCCAACCCCTCCATAGCAGTACAATGAAGTCTGGGTACTGTAAAAACAAGTTGGACAAAATCAGCCTCAGAGTCTGTAATTGATCGCATGACTTGACCGCTGCCATAGTCACGATCGACAACAAAGTTTTTGTCATTGAGTGTTTCGCTATAGTTTCTACCGACCTGTTCATTTACGTCAATGATTGTAGTTTGAACGTCACTTAAAGAAGAATTTTCGTTAAAACGTTTTTGTTCCTTGCCCCCCTTTCTTATCGCAATAGAAACTGCTTTCCTTTCCTCATCGTCTTCGTCTTCTCTAGTTTGCTGCACTGTTACTAAACTTTCATTCAAAAACACGCTTTCTCGATGCCGAACGAGCCCTTCAATAGGACCTTCGCAAATTGCGTCTATAATCTTGAGATTAGTCTTTGAATTAAGAGCCATTGTGTTTAAGGATTGAGGTCCAGAAGGTTGTAACCGTAAGCGTGAACTTTTAGCTTAGCTCTGTCGTAAACGTCTGCATCAATAATTTCGACGGAAAGCTTGACGTCATCCCCGTCTTTAACTTTTGGCATTTCCATCCTATGGCCATAAGTAAAACTCTGTGTCTCAACAGTTAACGCTTGAATAGTAGCGCGAGTTGTTGCAACAAGAGCGTTGGGGCGGCCGTCAATGGTGACAGTTAATTTTATTTCATAAGTGATAAAACCATCAACCTTAGTAGTGCCTACTGCTCCAACATTTTGATACAATCCTCTAGGGACCTCAAAAAGTATATCTATGCTTTTTCTTTTAGATTTGCTGTATTTCAATTCGTCTCCTTTAATTACCGACCCTACCTCCAACGGTTGATTTACATTATTGTCACCAATACGGCCAAAAGTCTTGTTAACTGTTCTTCTATTGCTTCTGCTAGTTTTTACTGTTACCACGCCTCGTTTGCTGTCTAGACCTCCTAATGACTCAATCTTTCTTGTAAGACGTTCTCCGTTAACTGTTGCCGTATTAATACGTGGGCTTTGAATAGACGACATCAAAGGGTCGGAATCATCTGAAATTTCTAAATTAGCTGCCAATAAATGACTTCCAGTAATTACCCGGCCATAAATAACAGGCAATGTTGTACCTGTCCCAACTGTGTTAGCAGGCCCAGTAAACGCATACGACTCAATCCCTGAAGCGCCTCTAGTTACTCCACTTGGTCCTGCACCCCTGACGTTTGTTCCATTACCTTTAATTCTGTTAGCGCCAACATTAGGAAGCTGCGGCTGTGGCGAGATAAGACTTGCCGTTCCAGAAAGAATCAAGCTTGCGCCGACTGCGCTTAATGCTGTACCAAGAGCTGTTCCAAATACACCACCGGCAACACCAACTGCGCCAGCAAAAGGGATTGCGGCAGTTGAACCCGCTGCCAAAAGACCAGTTCCAAATGCAGACGTTCCAAATATTCCAGCGCCTGGAAGCAAGAACGAAGCCGCAACCAAGCCAACGCCAAGCAAAATTTGTGTTGTGGGGCCTCCGCCAGAACCTGTAATTACTGGCACCACCAGCAACGGCTTACTGCCAAACGGCAATTGCAGCTCGTCATATCCCATCGCCGCACCACCCTGGATCACCCTGTACCCAACGCCGTTTTGGTGCGCCTGGATTAGCTCATTCTTTAACGCTGGATAATTGATGCAAAGCAGCTTGATTGCATCGGCAGGTGTCTGCAGGTTGTAATACTCGTGCTGCTGGCCATACTTCTCGCCCAGCTCACCCGCCAACAGAACTAGCTGCATGGCGAAAAACTGCCGCAACGCTTTTCCTATAGTAACGGCTTAAAGGCTCTAAAGCACTCAAGCTGTTCATGCGCTGGTGCAAGATCTTGTCCCCTCCGACATAGATGGCTGCGTGCATTGGAGTCCTCGTACCAAGGCGCATAACCAATAGGTCATGTTGGCAACGGTCTTCAAGCAACACAGAGTAAAAACCAACGACTGGAGCCTGCTTTAAAAAGATGCTGTCCGTCCGCTCCAAAGACTCAGGCCGAGCAAAATCTGGCAGGCTAATTCCAAGCAACTCGTAATACTCGCGAAGCAGGGAATAGCAGTCAGTTTTGCCGTAATCCCATTGACGGCCTAGCAAGGCTTGATAGTTAACCATTGATTGTCCGGCACAGAGTAAACGTACCAAGAAACCTTGGTTTGAGTGCAAGCTTTTCGGTCATAATCGCTAACTGGTGTTCCTTGTGGGTGCGAATGAACTACCGCTTCAATTGTTCCAGCAAACATTGCACGGGCATAGTCAGCAGGATTGATCGCAAAATCTGTGGTCGGATCTAACGCAATATTCCTGCAAGGAAAGTATTGCCCGTTTACGACCAGACCACAGGATTCTTGAGGATAGGCAGCCTTGGCGTGCTTTTCTGCGTTACACCTGAAGTCTTGCACCATAAAACCCACCAAAAGGAAGACTTTCGCTGTCAGACATGCATTCAGCAGCAAATCTTGCTTGACAACTTGATAAACGTTTGCCGCAAATATCGTTTGTAACTTTACCATTTTCGTCAATTATTCTGTCTGCATGCGCTAATGGCGAATCGTCAATCGTAAAACATTGGGCTCCAGTGTACCCACACCTTTCCCCCCTATACTTCCATGGACAAAACTCTTCAATAGTTCGTCTAGGCAGCGCTAGATTGACTAAATCAAGCTTGGGTGACATTTCAAACTCAACAAATTGTTGATTTTCGTTTGAAACGCGGTCAATATACCAAGTCTCAACAATTTTTGCGTCAGAATCAGAAGTATCGTTAAAGGTTTGCATACACAATGGGTTACCTGCATCGTCTATCAATAAATCATCTATGTTGTCTTCTGACGCAAACGGAACTTGGTCGTTAAAGTTTGTTGTGTCTATAAACTTAGCAAATGTGCGTATTCTTCTGACTTTGGCCCCCAAAGGGTTATACAAAAGAAGCAATGATGTAATAGCGTTATCAATATTAGCAACCTTTAAGGTTGGGCGAGGCAAAAGACCATTAGATGAAAATTCAAATCCATCTACTTCTACCGGCACAGCAGGATAGTTTATTCCTCCAAATTTAATAGTCTCAGTCAGTCCGTTTTTACCTGCGTGATACCTTAACGTGTCGTCAATATCGTTAACTTCTTTAGTCAAAACAACTTCAAACAAATCAATGACAGCCGTTGGCGCTAACTGAAGTAATTCTTCCGCTAACGGCTCAAACGCTTCCCAAGTTACGTCACCGTCTTGAAGTTCTTGCGTAATCTTAAATGGAAAGGCAGGTTCCTTGTTTGGAAATTTTTTATAATCATCAGCCTCGCCAGGGTTGCCGCCTACTATGCACTTAAAAGCTAAAGTATTTCCTTTGTTGGGATGAGCGCGAACAACATCTCCAACCTTGTAAGCCCCTTGATATATTTTTGGGTTGAACGACTCACCGTTCGATATACGGACAATTTCTTCGCCTAATGCGTACCACTTGTGCAGAGCGTAGGGATAAGCCATTAGGTTTCAAATACCTGCACAAAAGTAGCGTTAATCTCGGCTCGATCAACGAAGGAAATTGTCTTTGTCCATTGTTGGCAAAGAAATTTACTGCTAGCTGCTTCCCCTGGTGGTGTGTAGTCAAAACTTTGCACCCCACCGCGAGCATCCAGGAATGTTTCGATAGTGTCAGCTTCTGTTTCAGACACCCGAAACGTCAGGTTATAGATCTTGGGGTTTTGGTTGATGCCAAACGTTGCACGCTGGCTATAGCCACTGCCAAAGGCGATCGTGCGCACTTGTGGTGCGCTTTCCTTGGTCATCCCTGGCGCAGGGTCAAAAGCGGGAAAAGTGCTCATTAACGGGACAATAAGCCTCCAGGTCGTTGTTGCTTGATCAATTCTGACTGCACAGCCGCTCCAATCAACCCTCCAAGCTGTTTACCAGCACCACTGTCGCCTGAAGCGGAACTGCCTTTGGCGTCAACGTTAACGACAACGTTTGTGCTGCTGACTCCGCTGCCACCGCTGCTAGAGCCAAGCTTGTTGTTTGGAATGATTGTGCCAGAAGCATTTGGGACGAATAGCTCAGGGCCTTTCTCACCAACAATGTAAGGCGACCCATTCTCCACAGGTCCACCTTTGGCTAGTCCAGGGATGCCACCACCGAAAAAGTTCAATCCAATTTTTAGTGCTTGCATCTTTACTTGGGCTGCAATTATTTCTACAGCCATGTCCAAGAAGTGATCTGCGGTCCTTTGGAACAAATTTGCTAACGCTTCACGGGCGCTCATGCTTCCGTCAATAATTCCCTTAAACGATTCAGAGAACGCATCTCCAATCGTGGTTGACAATTCAATTATTCGGTTGGTTGGGTCAAGTAGATCATTTAATCCGCCCTGAATTACAGCGATCTGATCTCTGATTCTTTCTTCAGGCGTCTTGCCCTCACCAGGCCCTTTACCGGCTTCGCCTTTTATAACCGCTTGTTGTTTTTTAAGAATATCAAGCTGCTCTTCTAGAGCAGTAGTGTTAGCGCCATTCGCTTTAGCCCGAAGAATATCAGCTTCTACTAACTGAATTGCTTCAGTTTTTTGTTTCAAAAGTAAACCAACCTGTTTGTTAAACTCAGTGATTCTTTTCGCTTCAGCAGGCAACATTCCTTCCATAACCAGACGGTTATATTCTCTTGAAGCGGTAAGGTTTGCTTCTTGACTATCTCGAATTTGTTTTAGTGGAGCGACTGCATCTCTAAGAGCTTTTGCACGCTTTTGCTCTTGTTCAAACGCAAGTCTTGCCTCAGCGTTTGTTTTAATTTGAGCGGCTAATCTTCTTTGTTCGGGCGCTTCACTTTGGTCTTTTAGCTTGGCAATTCTTTCTAGAGTTTGTTCATACTTTTGTTCTATTGCAAGTTTTTTAGCTTGCTCAGTGCCTGCTACTTTGCCTTGCGCTAACTGCCGTTCCAGGTTGGCGGTCAAGGCTTGAGCTTGCTGCGCCTGTCTGGCAAGTTGCCCATTTTGTTTTGATAGTCTATTGCTGGCGCTTTCTAGCTTCTTGTTATTAGCTTCTTGAGCTGTGGCAACACTGTTGGTGAGTTCCAGGTTTTTATTAGTTTCTTCGTTTCTATTCTTATCTCGCTGCAATCCTTCGAGCTTTAACACGTTACTATCTACTGCGTTAGCAAGACGCTTCTCTTCAACAGACGCATCCAGTTTACTGTCAGCAAGCTGCCGTGTTTTAGATATTATTAATCTTTTGTTTGCAACGACTGTTGCGTCTAACAAGTCGTTATTACGTCTTAAATTTTCTCCTATTAGCTCGGTTATTTCATTTTCGAGCGTTAAAGAACCTACGTCTGTAGTGGCTTTTAATTGTTTAGTCTGTTGCGCTAATTGTTGTGTCGGAGTTAACTCAGAGGCCTGCAGTTCAGGCTTGGGCTTCAGCGATAGAGCTTTGTTAGCAAGTTGAGTGAACGCAGGGCCACCCGGCACCATTGCACTTAGAATTGTTTGTGAAATTGTCGTGGGAATATCAAGCGTCTGCTGCTCCCCACCAGGGCCAGGTATTTTGATGTTGCCAAGTTTAGCTATAACTCCTGCAAAAATATTTACGCCCTGCGCGGCTGCCGTTAGAGCAGGCAACAACGACACAATTAATGCTGATTTAAGATCACTAATATGCTGCTGCGTTTCTTCCTGGGCGTCGTCTAACGCTTGCAATTCAGCGACAGCATCTACTCCTAACGTTTGAGCTAATGTGTGTAGAAGCAAAGCTTGTGCTTCATAGGCTCTTCCCGCAGACTCAAGTTGTTGTACCTGTAGCGCGACTGAACTGTTTACTTCTATTCCTGCCTCTTTTAAAGCTGCAAGAGCAGCGGTTGGCTCACGCAAAGAACTACTTAAGCTAGTAATACTGGTTATTGTTTGGTCAACAGCAGCGCCAAGCTGCGTTCCAACAAGACTTAATCCAAAACCAAGCTGTCCTCCGGCAAGACCTCCCCCAAATCCGCCTATGCCACCACCAATAGCTGCCCCAGGACCTTGACCAAATAGCAATGGGAAGGCACCGCCAATAAGCCCGCTGCTAGCTGCATCTTTAAGCCTTCTTCTTCTGGCTGAACGTTTCTCATTTATCTCTTGCTCAAGTTGCAATTCTTTTTGTTTCAACTGGTTGGTTCTTACTTGCTCTCTATTTGTATTTGCTATTGCAACTTTTGCTTCAATGTCCAACTTCTGTAACGAGCCTGCTAAGCCTACTAACTGCTCCCTGCTTCTAATAGTTCGTTTAATAATTTCTAGTTTTTTCTGAGCCAGATCAATACCTTTTTGCTCAGCTTTATTCATAGGCAGAGCTACGTTAAACCCCATCGCACCAGCTGCGGCAAGTGGGCCTTGCTGTTGCCCACCAGAAGTGCCTCTAAGAGCAATTAATCTTGCTTTTTCAAAAATGCTAGCTCTTTTTATTTCATTTGTTGTGTTACGGAGAACAGTAAGATAATTAGATTGAAGGTCAAGACGCGCATTGTGTTGCTTGATTGAATCTGCATCTAGTCTTGCTAAGGACTCTTGTACCTTGCCAATACCTTGCTTTACATTTAAACGTTCTTTATCCAAAGCAAGAGACCTTGCTATCCGTTGATCGACAGGAGAACTTTGGCCTCTAAACGCTGATGATGCCTCACCTGGGCCTATTGGCCCTGCAAATTGTGATCCGCCTTTGAACGATCCACGCAAATACGAACCAGCCATTGTTGTGGCTGCGCCGCGCTTTGTAGGAGCAGCTAGTGCAGCGTTATAAGCTTTTAAAGCTTGAGTCGCTCCTTTCCTTCTCGTAATCTCTTCATCAATTAACCTGTTTTGGCGCGACTGAGCACCTTCGGCATCAAGCAAAGCAGTTGCATATTCTTTTACGGCTTTTGTTTCGCCTTCAGTCCCTGCAATTACTTTTTTAAGTGTTTCAGCTGTTGTAGATAAAGCTTTTTTGTAGTTATCTAAAGACTGACTTACAATTCCTCTTTGGCCTAAAGATTCAGCAAGGCTACTTGCGGCTTTGGAACTAAGTTTTATCTGAGAGGTAAGCTCTTGTAATTTTCTTGCACCCTTTACGCCAATCTCAATCTCAGCTCTATAGGCCACGACGATTCCAGCGCACTGCGATGCCTAAGTTTAACGCCTACGCCGCGCCTTATCCATTTCTTTCTTCTGCTCTGCATTGATCACGCCAAAATAGGCGCTCCAACCAATCAACTCCTCTTGCGTCATTGTGGTGCGAACCTCAGACAAGCTCATGCCAAGCTCTTTGGCGACACCAAATTGCAGCATGAGCCAGTTGTCCTTCTGAAGCTCGGCTTCTAGGCTTTTGGGTCGATGGCCTCTTCTTCGTCATCAGTCAGGATTGCCAGCATCAAGGATTGCAAATCCTTATCCTTTACTTCGTTCTTCAATACATCAATTTCACCAGCCAAGAACAAAGACTCCCCCAACTCATCCTTAGCTTTCGTAATCAAAAGCTGCAAGGCAAACGCATTGGCATCATCCGATCCAGCACGTTTTTGAGCGCGTTCACGTTCTGCCATCGTCAGTGGCGTAACCCACATCTCAAACTCAGTTTTATCTGAAAGAGTAACTACTCTTTTTGTTGCCTCTAGGTTTGCGGCTTTTTTAAGACGATCAATGGCGCGTAATGCCATGAGTTAAAACTGATTGTGCCACTACACTAGCATTAAAAAGACCCCTAACAATGTCAGGAGCCTCTTTATCATCAATCGACTATTAGCTCTTACCGAAGTCGAATGTAGGAGCTGCAGTTGGACGGAAGTTAATAGAAATCGCCTGAGCATCGTCTGGCGTTACTGAGAAACTTGCAGAAGTAAGGACCGCTTCCATCTGGATGGAACGGCTAGCTGCATCATTTATTGCGGCAGGAGTCCCTGACACAACTGCATCCATATACAGCTTGAACGTTGCGCCAACCTGATTGCGTTGGGTAACGTCTTCAATCAAACGAGCCGAAATGCCGGTGTCGTCATCAGTGAAGTAAACCTCAGCTGAACCCGTGCCATCCGCAAAACCAGAGATAAAGGTTCGGAATGGTGCGCTTTGGCCCAAAGTGCCGCCGATGCTTGTTACATCGATTTCATCTCGGGTTATTTCAAAGTTCCAAGAGCGCACGTTTGCAACTGCTTGAAAATCCTTGAACGCAATTGTAAAAGGAGTGCTGCCGTCTGTTCCGACATCTGTCAGATCAAGAATAGTTCCGCCTGCTGACGCAGAAAACGTTGCCGCCCCTGTGCCGGGAACGTAGTCTTTTATAAAACAGGTAGCTGTTAAACCAGCAGGCAACACTGGGCTGCCTCCTGTACCGGTTCCAATAGAAACCTCATCGCCAGGTTTGAAGTTGAGGAACGTCCCAACGTTGATGGAATCGGAACCGATAGTGACATCTGCAGCCTTAAAGGTTCCAGATGTGCCAGCTGGCTTGTAATAAAGGGCGCCAGAGGTGCCCGAAAGGACGGTAGCCATTCGTGGTACTGAGAATGGTGGACTTACGGGCGAAACCCGGACTCATACAGCTTAGCGTGTCAACAGTAAAAATTCTAATCCTGCTCTTCTGCAACGAAAGACGTTGTTATACGTCCCATCAAATGGGGACTTGCTTCCGTTGCTGACAAAGTCGGCCCGTTTATGACGCCGGGGCGCAAATATACCCCTGAACCGTCCCTCGTTGAAGCGGGTAATGCTAAAAGCGTTGTGACTGCGGTATTCAAAAGCGTTTGATTTCTTGCAGGGCCTTGACCTTTTTCGCTGTAGACACGAATGACAATGCCTCCCCGCACGTAATCAACGTTGCCAGTCATAGTAATTTCTGTTGTCAGGCCAAAAGCAATATTTATTCGTACATACTCTGTGGTCGTGTTTGCTGGGACAGCGGTGATATTGTCAAAAAAGACCGGTATCGCTGGCGATAAGTTATTAAAAGCCGTCAAAAGAGGACTTTCAATAGCGGCTCGAATTGCTTGGTAGTTCATAGCTCAGTAAACAAATCATCCATCTCAAGCTTGACAGTGCGGTCCAGCCTCCCATCTTCTACATACATTGCAAGCCAGTCAAGATCAGCTGTTGCACTAGACTCACGGTCTTGAGGCCCACCACCAATCTCTCCGCGATATGACGGAAGTTGCATTGAAGTGCCTGTCTTTACTCCTGTTTCAGAGTCAAAACTGCTTTCTGTTCTGGGGCGACCGCCATCGCCTCTTCTAAGTTTTCTTCGACCCAGTGCTGTAGTTGGCTCTTCTTCCGTTGGACGAAAAAATACACTTTCTACTACGTCAGTTGCTTCAGCTGCATACTCAGAAAAATTTGAAATTGTTGTTACTGCTCGATCTTTAATTGGCAGAGAAGCTCGAAGGTTTTGAGGGCCGGAGAATAAAGCGACAGGAAGGTTAATAGGTCTTGGCTCTCCAGGCTGGCCATCACCCTTATACATACGGCCATCAGGTGTTTCAATCTGATATGAATTTGAAAAACGACCTGTCCAGCTTGGTCCTTCTTGCTGCAATTCTTTAATAGTTCTTCTTGCAACTCTTGAAGGGCCAGACACAATCAAAGAGGATCCAAGCCTTTCAAGTTGTTGCCCAAGCTTCAAAAGCTCGTTAAAAGGTTTTCCCATTACTGCGGCCTCGCAACAATCGTGTGGAGCAAAGGATCTTCGCCCCGAAGACTCAACACATTTAAAATCTTCGCTTCTCTTGTCACACCAGCTTGTGAATACTGGATACGGTCGGCCTCGGTTGGATAGTAAGAACCCAACTCGTCACCACCAATAATCACCTTGATGTCAGTTGTTTGGTAAAGACCTTCGCTTTCTCTTGCTGAAACATTAGAAATCAAACCCTTCAACGCAACAGACGTGTCCGCACCAGTCACAGCACCTGTTGCTGGATCATAAGTGCGTGGCGTTGTCGTTTTGACAAGAGTGATGTCTTGGCCCCAATCATCCAGTAGATCCTTGGGAATTGACTTAAAAGTGCTGTCTACAAGTGACATCTCAACCCCTCACCATACGAACTTGATAAGAGCCAGAACCTCCAAGACAATAAGCACCAAGATAAGACTGCAGCCAAGGGTAAACGTCGAATACGTTATTGACAGTTCCAGTAGCTTGACTAGCAGTGTTGTACTTGACCTTGAGGTCTCCGAGTTCGACTTCTTCGTATAACCCCTTATCGCCGGTATTCCCTGTAATCGCGTCCGTGTCATTAGCCAGTTCAAACGCTAGTAGATATGTAGCTTTTTTAATTGCGTTTGGAATCGCGGAACAGGTCAGTTCTACGCGATCGACATGATAATTATTGCGGGGCCAACTTAAGGCTTGGCTTGAATCGCAACGATCACCATAGAAATTCAATGTGTCGATCCAGCCTGTAGCTGAAATCAATGCACGATTTTTCTTGTCGTCTTGTTTGTTGTCCCACTGCGTTGAGCTTGGGGCGGTTTCAAAATACGCGTCTGCCTCCGCCAACGTCACAAAGCTGTTGGCTGTCTCACTTTTGAGTGTGGCGTTGATCGTGGCAGCCATAAGACAATAATAAGGTGGCCCCACCTAATGGTAGGGCCTTTGCTCTGATCAAGATCAGATGGTGCTGGTATCCAGCGGAGAGTTGACAGTCAACTGAACCATAGGGATCAGATCGATGTCATAGGTGGCGGCCCACTTGTTAGCGGTAGCCAGATGAGCGTTGGTGGGGTTGTCACCAGCGTCAGACCACTTAGTACCCATCACGTGATAGGTGCTGTGATAATCCACAGAAAGCACGTCTTGCTTCGAGAGGACGTTGCGATCAGCTTCAATCCGAAGCTCTTGCTGCACACCTTCAAGGATGGTGCCTGATTTAATCAGATAGCAGTAGAACTCACGTTGGTGACCACCAGTGCCAGGAGCAACAGTGTTCACTGAACTGTCGGTAACGACTCTCATCCCTGCGAACTCACCAACTTCGCGAGCGCCAATGCCTACGCCACCGCCACCCCAGGTCACTGCGCCAGTAGCGGCTAGTGCTGAAGTAGAGAAGGTCAGCATTCCTACCTGATACAGGTAGTAGGCGACGGAAGGGTGAACAATCAGAGTGTCCAACTCTTCACCACGCTCTCCAAGCTTGGAGCGTGCTTCAGCAACCATGGTTGCACTAAGGAAGTTGGCTTCAGTTGCGCCAGAAGCAGCAGCCTTGCCTTTGTCTAGTGCGTTGGCAGAAAGAGCAGTGCCAAACAAACCAGCAAGCTGTGAGAACAGGCGTGCGCTGTTCAGCTTGTTGATTGCATCAGCCAGCTGATTGCGGATGTGAAGCATTGGATCTTCACCAGCAGCCAATACTGCAATGTCATCTACGGCATACGCGAAACCGCGATGGCAGATGGTTGCAATTTGAGTGCCAGTTCCAATCTTTTGTGGAGTCAGGTAACCACCGGATCCGGTGCCCCATGTCGCTGTTCCGTCCAGAATTTCTTCTGTTGGGGATACAGGATTGAACTCAGGGACTTGGATGCGAGTACCGCCTGAGCGGGAATCGAGCAGTGAGTTACGGACAACAGCGCCAGACTTGATAAACAAGCTGCGCTCTTTGATGGCCTCAGACACATAAGTGCTGAGATTATTCCTCTTGACGATGTCCGCAAGTAGGACACCGCCGGAATAATTCTGAAATGGAGCGGCCATTTCTTACTTAGGGATAATGTTTGCGGTGGATCAAGTCACAGACTTGACATGGTGTCCCACAGGGACTATTGACCAGCCTCTCTCTTGAGCACAGCTGCAAGATCAGGGTTAGTTTCTTCCAACATCATACGTTGAGTTAAGTTCGATGTCGCGTCTGCGTAGGGATTAGCCATGCCTACAGCCCCAGCAGTTCCTGTTGATGGCTTAGCCCCCATTCCGGCCTGAGTGCTTGGCTTGAAATGATGTTCAAAACCAGAACCAGGATTTTTTAATTTGGCTAAGTAGACACCTAAATCTTGTTCAACACCACCGTCAAGAACTTTGACGCTGCCATCTTCAGATTTCTTAAGACCGTTCTGCACTAATTGCAGCATTTGTTGGGCATTAATTGCTCCAGCCTGGCTGATTGCAGACAAAGCAGACGTTTGCATCGCTGCATTTTCGTTTGAAACTCGAAGCTCTTGCAATTGACGCTCTAGGTCAGCAATTTGTTGCTGCTTGTCTTGAGCAGTTTTGTTTGCTTCTTCCCAAAGGTCTTTCCATTGACCTTGGTCTTCAAGCGTTTTCCTACGCTGATCGTCTTGTTTTTTGTAGACATCATCAAGCTTGCCTTTAATGCCTTGGAATTTGTCCTCGGCTTCGTTGGCACGTATTTTTAATGCTTGAATTTGCTGTTCGTAAACAGAAACGTCTACAGCAGGAGTTGAAGTCGTAGTCTCAGCCACAGGCTGTTCAGGAGTTGCCACAGGCGTCTCCTGGATGACTTGTTCTTCCATTGGAAAAAGTAGATTTACTCTTCTACTTTACTGCTTTTAGCCTTTTTAGTTTCTTTTTTTGTGGCAGGCATTGGACATTCCTCTTTTTTAGGAGGATTAATCTCTTCAAAACGAAGTCCCATGACAGTAGGAAGCTGTTGTGCTCCTACTGTACCTCTGCTGACTGATCTTGCGACTCCGCTGATGTAGGCAGAATTTCACCCTGTACCAACATCTCGCGGAACTCTTCGCGATCAATAATATTGTCTTGGAATAGCTGAGCCATTGCCGTAATGTCTTGACCAATAAGACGTTGAAGATCAAAGTCACGGCTGATCTTCACTTCAGGTGGCTCAATACCCAAATAATTGGCAGCCAGGTTGTAAGACTTTTGCAAACCTGACTCCAGGTCCATAGAAACCATCGACAACATTGAATTTGTGTCGATACGGTCTAATCGTCGTGCGTCAGCTGATTCAGCTACAAATTTTTGCTGGCTAAGCGTACTGATGCCCAACGTCGCCATTTGCTGCTGTAACTCTTGGATCTCCGCAGATTGCGCTTCAAAAGCACTAGCGGCAGGCTCCACGTAATAAACCTTGTTCCCCGGCTGCGTTGCCATCGCATAGTTCACACTAATCGCCATATCTTTGGTCTGATCGTCCCAGCCCTCAAGCACCAGCATCGGCTGTGATGCAATATGCAGGCTATGAATCAAGTCAGCCTGACGTTGAAAATGAGCAAGGTTTAGATGAGCAATATCCAGTAACGGTGGACGACTTGTCATCGTGTCCGTCTTGTTCGCGTAGATCGTGACCAAGGGGACTTGATCAAGTGAATACGGCCCAGACTCAATAAGCTCAAACTCCGCCGTAGCGTCTGATTGGTCAAACGAAGAGGGATATGGGAAGTTCCCTTGCATCGCTTTCTTCTGCTCTTCTTGCCGATAGACGCGATAACGACCTGGCTCAATGACACGGATTTGGTCATAGACCTTTTCTCCAAATTCACCGTCAGCTACAACAGCCTTTTCGCCAATACGCACTTGCGTCAGGTTGCCGTAATTTGATTCGCGGTCCAAACGCCAGCCATACACCTTGGTTGGGTCAACCTCAATCCAATATGGACGACGGTTTAATGCACGCTCTTCTGCAAGGCTTCGGGCTTCTGTTGGAGCGGGAAAGTCAACCAACGTATGGCAATGGCCATAGGTCAGCGCACAAATTACTAGACGACGTGCATACTCATCCAGATCTGAACCGCAGCCATCAACGTCTTTGTTGAAAACTTCTGTCCAATATGGATCGCCAACAATATTGATTGGCTTACGCAGAATCAAGCCTGCTGCTGCTCGAATCAAACGTTGGGTATAAGGCGTAAAAACAGCACGATTTACACGTGCTAAGTACGCGGAATAATCTTCACGTGGTTCTATTGGCAAGAATGCTTCGCTATTATCACGTAAATACTCAGTGCCAGAAACCACGGCTTTCATGATTTCCCAGCCTTTCATCTGGTCAATCACTGCCCGTGTTCGA